TTTCCGCTTTTGAGTTAGCTATTTCCTCGGCAATTTTGTTTTCAAATTCTTCACGGTTTGGTACGTCTTTTAGATCCTCAGCTATTTGTTTCTTGAGCGCTTCAACGTCGCTCACAATTGGATTGATTACCCATTCTGTACCATTCCAGTAGTATTGTTTGACAGTATCGCCATCAGTTAAAAAGAGCGAATCCCCTTTCTCTAACGTGCCTTTTGGATTATCCTCAGGGAACGTGTCACTGTAATAACTACTTTTCTTACCGTCGTTGACATTAGTCAACGTGATTTCTGTCGTGGCTACCTCAAGATTTCCGACGTAAGCTGCAACTGTTAACACTTCCGAATCAGTGATGTCTCTAGCTTGAATGCGGTACTGTGTGCCAACTGTAACCACACCGCCCAAAGCCCAGTGCCAAGATACATCTTTCGTATAGGGTAGATTGCCTTTATATAGTGACGGTTTAACAATCGTTTCACCTTCATTATTTTTAAAGGTAACTCCACCAGTTGTAGCTAATTCGATACGGTAAGGCAGCTTACTTTCAACTGCCTGTTCAATACGTGTTTGTAGAGCAGCTGATGGCTTGTTGTCAATTTTCCTATAGTTTGTGAAAATAAATGAATTATTGGCTGGATTATCAAAACTGATAATCATTTCCGAAACACGAGCCTCAAGCGCTAGACCGCCTGCAAAGTTCTTATCAATGATTCGAATCGTGTCACCGAGTTTTAAGTCTGTATACTGACTAACAAAGCCAGACTGTACGCTGGCTGTATAGGTTATCAACGGATAAGCGTATTGCTTCAACGTGCGTAGTGCATAAGCTTTCAAATCGTTGACGTTTTCATACTCAGTTTGAAAATCCTTCCGAATCCAGTTATCTTGCCCGTCAGGTCTCATTGTAGCTGGATAGCGCTGCATTGAGAGCGGTGCATATACGAAGATATCGCCTTTTCTACTATAAAATTCCTCAACACCATCAGCGTTTTTTTCAGAAAATTCAACATTGGCTAAGTTCACACCATTTTTTCCGTCAAATACGCCTGCATTGAACATCTGCGTTTTATCGCTGCTGACTTGTACGCCTTTAAGACCATTTGAGTAGTATAAGACTACGTCTTTCCGGTCTGTACCAATGCCGTTTTTTTGATAGATATTAATGACAATTCGCTTGTATGTGCCATCTCGGTTCAATTCGACTTTAAATTCAAATTCTGCTTCAAATTTCGACATTAGCGATTGCAAACGATTCATTTTTGTTTCTTGAGAATCAAATGTTAATGTACGTTTACGGTCTGAAATCTCATTAAGTCCAATTTCAACTGCTGCGAATGACAATAAGTCCATATGGTTCAAATACCACTCAATCGTCTGTGCGCTTTCACTGCTGAACGGGTTAGCGTATTCCAGCGCGTATTCAAGGTTGGTATTATTACATGTCAACTGAATATTGAAGTCGTCCTCTTGTAACGTCGCGATATAAAACACTTGACATGAATCGTTCACGTAGAACGATACAAAGCACTCATCGTTGATAAGCTTGATATCTTCATGCAGTTCACCATTCGAGAATTTTGGGATTGTGAAGTCAAATGTGCTTGTAGCTTGGTCGAGATAAGGATGCCATGCGCTGTTCGTGTAAGACAGCATGTCTGGAATATCATTGTTTAGCGCAACGATTTTTCTCATCTTGCTATCATGAATCCAAATTTGCATGTTTAAACACTCCTTTCATACCAACTAACCTCAATGGCTGGTTCTTTTTTAATCCAGCTTGAAAAATAAATATCTATCTCATTATCACCCGGGTCAAGTCCGAACGGCTCAGCTAAGTAGGACAATCCATCCATGGTAGGTAGGTTGTCAACGTATGTCTTGCCTTTGGCCATATCAATTTCAAGCACTGATCCTGCGTGATAGCGATTCGGGACATCTGCCCAACCGGGGACAAAGTCCTTGCGATAAAGAATGCTATCAAGATACATGTGCGTTACTTGCTGCGTCGAACCAATGTCACCAAAGAACACATGAATTTTAGCTGATTTGCGCCCTTTGATTTCGGGCACTCGAATTTTCGGGTAGCCGCCTAGCCAATAAACTTGGATCACATCATCACGACGCATCAAATCCGACCAGCCGCGAGTTGCGTTGAATGGATTTTCGTTGTCTGCGTGCGTCCCCAAAAACGTCCAGTGAAGAGGTATGCGATAACCACCTGCTCCATCAGAGACTAAAAAGTTGTATTCACACTCCAATCCACTTGCCCGTTTAAATGTTTCAACACCGTACAAAAACTTGTCATTTGTGTCTGACACACAGATTTTCATAAAACCATATTGATTAGACGAGCCAAGCCAAAAGATTTGTTGCCACCAAATGTACTCATTCAATGCTCCAACTTCGCCATTAGCGTCTGTTGGGATTGTCCAAGTAATTGATGCACCTTTATTGGTTTGGGTGCCAGTACCTCTGTTATGCAAAGCAAGGTGACTGCGCCCCCAAGCTTCATCAAGGAAGAGTTCGCCATTTATGTCTTGGTTTGTGGTGTTCAAAATAGCAACATTCTTAGTCCCCTCTTGGAAGCCTTGGGTGATTTTGCCGTCGGTGTAGTCAATTAAGACTACTGAATTTTTAACGTTTTTCCCATCAGCCTCTTCTGGATTACCAATTTCATAGTTCTCTGTTTGGCTTTTGACGATACCGACCCAGCCATTATCTGAGTTGTGTTTGATTTTAAACTTCGGATAAGCCACTGCTGAACCTAAGTTATTCAGTTTAATTTTGTAGTGGTCGTTAGTCACTTTCGTGATCGTGCCATATTTACTAGCACTATTGGTATCAACTAAACACTTTGTTTGACCTTCGGCGTACGATTTCGGCACGTCAAAGGTAACTGTAATTGTAGCAGTTGCTGGGGACGTGCTGTTATCCACTGCTAAGGCTGGTTGACCACTAGCGATGGCTTCCCAAACTTTGTCAGGGTCGTCACTGAAAATGAGTTTTTTAGGCTCAGTGACATTTAGGAACTTGCCAATTAAACCAGCTGCTTCATTGAAAAACGCTTGATTCCCGACAAGTTTAATTGAAACAGAAACTTGTTTGACGGAAAGTGTGCTATAAAGAAACTGTTGGCCGTATCGGTGCATGCCTTGGTCTTGATAGTTGTTATTGAAGTTGGCTGCAACATTGCGGTTCGCATCTGTTACGACAGCTCGACCAGTGCTGCTTAGCTCGTTTAAAGCTTGTAACCAATTAACTTCGTTGTATTTAATAGAAATACCTGTCAAAAAACGTCCTCCTTTCTAGATGATACTTCCGCCATTTAAAAGCGTTTGGCGTTGTTCATATGCGGTTGTAGCTTCGTGCATGTACGGAGCTAAACCATTCGTTACGCTTCGACCATCAATAAGATTTCTAACTTCAATTGGTCTGTTTCCTTTAGAAACAAGCTGTGAAAGCAAGCTGATCACTGTATCGAATTTTGCTTCAAGTTTAGCAATTGATGCATCGCTAGCACTTGTACTTCGATCATCAGGCGCTTCACCAGCGAACCTAGCCACGGCCTCACTTAGCAATTGCCAAGCTCTACCTCTTTTTGCAATATCCGTTGGAATAACGTATTCAGGTTTGTTTTCTTCCGCCAGCTCATACACGCCGTGGTTAGCAACTAACCCACCATTTCGGTATCCATAAGCTGCAACACGATTAAAGGCTGCGTCTGACGTGCCATAGCGGTGTTTGATGTAATTAATAGCGGCAAGCAAGTTATCGTATCCGTTGCGAATATTATTGTGCCCCGCATGCTTGTATGCTTCGAACGTTGGCCCGATGGTTTGCATCAAACCGATAGATGGATGGCCTGCCATAGCATTGCTATCCCAATTGTTGATAGCGTTTGGATCTCCGTTTGATTCACGTCTGATTGTTTCCAAGATTTTAGAAACACGGAAGGGCGTTGGTTCAATTCCGTTTGCTTTCAAGGCTCTTTCGACGTGGCTACGCCAACGTTCTACTGAACCGCCCTGAGGGTTATCTAGACTACTTGCCATATTCAATGGCGCTAACATTTTAGCAATCCAATCAAACATTCCGCCAACTTGGCCTTTGATAAGTTTTCGAAGTGGTGAATTTTCTTCTTTAGCCTTATCCGCAACGTGTACACCAAAATCAAGGAACGTATCAACCATTGAAATTGGACGTCCAGAAAAGGCGTGATAAGCATGACTTCCAGCATAGTTATATTCTTCACCGCTGAACGTATCTCCAGAAACACCAGATACTGTTGAAACGTGGTTTTGACCGTTCTTAGCATATACCGCAATCATACCTGGTCGAGGTGTGCTACTGCGTGGAACTCGTGCATTAAGCCACATGTTACCATTACCCAAATGACTGAATAGCCTTGGGTTAACACCTTGATTGGCTAAACGGGAAGCAACGAATGAAACACATTCCTTGAAATAGTAGCCCCACGGGTCAACACCACTGTCAGCGCCACGGTCTTTAAATTGGTAATCGTCCCCAATAGCTCCAGCTTGTACTTCCGGCGAAGCTTTCTCGTTCGCCATAGACCATAGCTCTTTCCACCAGTTCCGAGCGTTCTCAACTGGTTTCTTGTAAAGCGCATTACCTAGATGTTTGAACATTCCGTCCAAGTTATCTGATTTTGGATTGAATTTCTTAGCTAGCGTATCAATTGGATGAGTGACAGCGTCAGTGATGAAACTCAACATTTTAGTAAACTTGTCAACACCGTCTTTCAAACCATCCCAAACAGAGCCAGCTACATCTGTTGCTGTGTTCCAAATCTTAGACCAGAAACCTGTACCTTTGGCGAATGCTTGACGATTGTTTAACCCTGCAAGCATTGCAAGCTCGCTAGCATTCAATACCTCTGAACCAGCTGGGAGGAGCATTTGAACGTTCCTTCCTTGTGGCAAGACTGCCTTACCATTTGGCAGGAGAACCATCTCTTGGTTATTAGTCTCCGGACTGTCATTGCCATCGTTTAGTGTAGCAAGCGTTGGCCTTGTGATTGCATTTCGATAACCATTAAAGAAACCTGTACCATTCGCAAATTTAACTTTTGGAATTTTACTGATTGCGTTTTTCGGGCCGCCGAAGTCGTGGATTAAGCTGTTGATGCCGTCGATACCGCTGTTCGGAATAGCAATCACTGCATTAATACCATTCCCAGCCAACTCTTTCAAACCATTCCACATATCGCTGAAGCCATTACGAACACCATTCCAGATGTCTTGGAATTTGTTTCCAATTTTATCCAGATTATCAAAGATCAAGCCCTTCAAATCCTTACCGAATTTCTTCTTGGTGTCAGCGTTGATATCATCCCATCTGTCAGATAGAAAATCTTTCGATTTATTCCATGTTTTAGACCATCTGTCATGGATTTTATCATGTGTATCTTTAACGTTCTCAGCTAGTTTAGACACGCTTTTATGCGTGTCATCTTTGATACCGTCCCAAGTTTTTGCTGTCGTTTTTTTGAGGTTATCCCACGTTTTGCCAACATTCTTCTTAGTCTCATCGACTTTCTTAGTGAGACCTTCCTTAAGGTCGCCAGCGATGTTAACAATACCCTTAACGAATTTGCGGAATTTTGCGCTTTCTTTGTACATTAAAGAGAAGCCAAGGACTACTGGGTTGGCAAAGATTAGGATTTTACCAATAGTTGTCATGACGTTCTTAATAGTCTTTCCAACATTTATAAAGAAATCGCCAACCTTTTTAGCGCCATTTTTGATGGTTTTGACAACGTTGTCTGTTCCTTTTGAAATTGACTTCTTGAAGTTATTCCAGCCTTTAGACAAGTCACTAAACTTATCTTTTAACCACTTGATAGCACCACCAATACCGTTTTTGACCGATTTTGCGATACCGTTACAAAAATCACGGAATTTTTTGTTATGTTTGTACAAAGTTACAAAGCCAGCAACTAAAGCGGTAATACCTGCAATCGCTAGAACAAACGGATTCCCCATTAGGAAAGCTGTTGCTGTTTTAAGCGCTCCAAATGCTGGTGAAAGGGCTGTGATCCCTTTAACAACGGCCATTACTCCAGAAGCTACTTTTGATGCAGCGAAGTAAGCCACGAACAGTTGACCAACTGTTTTGATGACTTCTTTATGTTTGGCAATTTCACCTAAAGCGCCCGAAACACCTTTGATAGGTTCTTTTGATTTTTCACTGTTCCCAGTTAGCGCTTTAAATGCTGCAGCGATGCCTTCAACAATACCTTTGGTTGCTTCCCAAACACCTTCACCAAAAGCCTTGCCAATTTCAATGACATAACCTAAGCCTTTTTTGAGCTCCGCAAAGAAACTAGCAATTT